ATAGACCAATGGGGAAAACTCCTGTTGTAGTGTTTACTAAGAATTTTGAAAAAGATTACGCCTGTTTAGAATTTAAGGACTTTATGAATTTACTATTAACCATACAACAACTACAAGATGAAATCAACACTAAACCGAATAGCGGAAATAGTTAAGGAATACAAACAAACTGACGTACTAGATGGCAATAACCTTAACAAACAGCTAAAAGAATTGACTGCCTACTTATACCATATAGAAACTAAAAGAACTAAAGCACATCAAGACTATGAGAGAATAATACATAATAGAGTTAAAGAAGGTTTTTCTGTAGCTAGAGCAACTAATGAAGCTAATGTAGAAGTCCCTGAAATGTATCAGCTTAGAAGATTATTAGAGTCTGGATATAGAGTAGTTGACGCAATGAGAACTAACATAAGTTTTCTTAAGTCTGAAATGTACAACATAACTAAGGAGTATTAATGAATAGAAAGCTAATTAAAAAAATAGAAAACTTTATATTTTGGATAGGTAGGGAATACAATGTAGTCAATTTAGAAGATTTTAAACAAGATATTTTTATCATACTACTTAACAAGGGAGAAGATTTTATTTTAAGATTAGAAGCAGAAAACAGTATTAAAAAATATGTTTATAAACTTTGCCTCTATCAAATAATTAGCGAGCGTGGGCAATACAGAACAAAATACTATATACCTAGCCACTTTAGTAGTATAGAAGATATAGAAACTTATTCTAATAGCTGTTTTAAGGATCATGTTTTACAAGACTTAATAGACTCTCTAGATGGCTTAGATAAAATAATGATGGAACAATTATTAATTTGTAGTGGAAATAGAAACTGTTTAGCTGAGAAAAGCGACATTCACCGTAATACAATACAATATAAGTTCAAAGAATTAGCAAATAAAATAAAACAAAAATGGACATTAAATGAATTCTATAGTTAACATATTACTAATAATTACCATAGCTACAACGTGGGTTGACTATGCTAGACCTTTGATTGATAAATGGGACTACAAGCCTTTTAACTGTAGCTTTTGTATTAGCTTCTGGTTATCCTTAATTTATTTTTTAATAACTTTAAACCCAATAATATTAATAACACCGCTAATTTTACGTATAATTGAAAGAAGATTATTATGACAATAGAAGAAACAATCAAATTTTATAACACCTCTCAAGCCTTTCCTGGTTCTGTAGATATATCTTTTTTAAGAAACAACTTAGAACCTATATTAAAAGAAATACATCCAGACATGAAAGTAAGTTGGGCTTGTAATAGTTGCGTTAAAAGTCAAATGCAAATCTTATTTAATTGGCTAACTGAAAAAGAAGCTAAAGAAGTTAAACAAGTAAAAAAGAAAAAGAATGTTAGACGAAAACGAGTCAATAAAAAATGACTTTAGCTATGGCTATTATATAGACGAAGAGGGTTTGTACTTCTATTCTGAAATGAATGGAGAGACTTATCAATGTTTTGATATTAATGGAGTGGCCTCGACAACGTTTAACTTTGAAACAGATTATAGAATATTAGAGCTGGCATATATACAAGAAAAAAATGATTTTGGAGAAAACTAAAAAAGAAATGTTAAAAAGAAGATTAACATATAATGACAAAAGAGTATATATAAAATCTTTAGGTAGTAATATAGCTATTGTAAGCCATACGGAAGAGGGTAATTATAAACAGTTTAAAGTTAATATTGAGGACTTAGTAGACTTTAAATGAAACTAACACCTAAAGAAATAAAAGAGCAAAAGGCTTTATTCGGTAGTAAGGCTGTAAATTACTTTGTTAGGTTTATGGAAGCTAGAAGAAAATGGAGGAGACTACCTGACTCATTTATAAAACAAGTCATTGAGAATAGTGAGAAACTATGAAAACAGAATATCTAATAAAAAAAATAGCTGAGGAAGTTACAGAACTACTACTACAAAAGAATGCTGACTATGGAGACACAGCTAATAATCCAATAGCTATATTTAGCAAGCTAGATTCAATAGAGGCTATTAGTGCTAGAATAGATGACAAACTATCTAGAATTAAAAACAAAGGCATAAACGATAAAACAGAAGACACAGTAACAGACTTAATAGGTTATCTAATATTATTAAAAGTTTCACTAAGACAAAAGAATGAGTAAGCTAACACCTAAACAAAGTAAATTCGCTGAGGAGTATGTTAATACTGGCAATGCTTCAGAGGCTTATAGGCGGGCTTATGATGTTGGTCAAGACACTAAGTTAGAGACTATAGCAACTAAGGCTAGTCACCTCTTAGCTCAGTACAATATAAGTACAAGGGTGCAAGAATTGAAAACAAAAGAAGCAGAAGCCTTTCAAATAACTAGAAAAGAAGTAGCTGAGGGATATTTTAAAATGATTAAATCTTGGGAGTATCTAATGGACCTAGCAGCAAAAGAAAACCTCTCTAAAGAGCAGAAAGCTAAATTCTATTTACTTAAAGAAATGGTCAAGGGTTCTGACTATCGTGGTGCTTATGATTCAATAGCTAAAATGTTTGGACTAAACGCACCAGAAAAACAGGAGATAGAATCCACAGTCAATAATATTAACATCAACATAAAGCGTGGAAGCGACTGAAATATTCGAGCGTAACTATGACAGTGACTCTAAGATAGTAATAAATAGAGGAGGGACTAGAAGCTCTAAAACCTGGTCTTTAAACCAATTATGTGCATTATGGTTAATTAGTGGTAACTATGGTACTGATAAGTATTGTCATGAGGGTGTCTGGACTACTGTAAGAAAATATAGAACTAATTTAGATGGAACTGTAATTAGAGACTTTGAGGACATTCTAAAGGCTGAAGGTTGGTATTCTGGAGTAGATCACAATAAGACTAAAAAACAGTATAGATATGGTAAAAGGTTAGTTGAGTTTATTGGTGCTGATGACGAACAAAAGCTAAGAGGTGCTAAAAGAAATATATTATATTGTAATGAAGCTAATGAGTTAGAATACAAACAGGAGTTCTTTCAGTTACTAATGAGAACCGAGAACAAGATATTCTTAGATTTTAACCCAGACGATGAGCAAATATGGATTAACCAGGAGCTAGAAATAAAGCGTTCTAAGGAAGTCGGAGACGTTGAGGTAATAGTAAGCAACTATAAGAATAATGCGTTTCTACCTAAGTCACTAATTAAAGAAATAGAATATCTACAACAAACAGACAAAGAGTTCTGGAAGATATACGGTCTTGGTGAGTATGGAAATATAAGTGGTTTAATATACGAGAATGTCAAGTATGTTGATAGTATGCCAGATTGTAAGTTAGTGGCACATGGATTAGATTTTGGCTATTCAATAGATAGTTGTGCAGCTTTGTCAGTTTACCGTAAAGATGACGAACTATATTTAAAAGAGTTAATCTATGAAAGAGAATTAACTAACCATGACATAGCAGAAAAGCTAATTCCTATTATTGGCAGAGAAGAGTTAATTTGTGATAGTGCAGAACCTAAGTCAATTGAGGAACTATATAGACTAGGACTAAACGCTAAACCAGCTACAAAAGGTAGAGACAGTATTCTAAACGGAATAGATATATTAAAACGATATAAAATAAATGTTGTGAATAGTAGCAACCTTAGAAGAGAGTTTAGGATGTATAAATGGGCAACAGATAAAAACGGAAATAGTCTACAAAAACCTATCGGACAGGATCACTTAATGGATGCTTTGAGATACGTGGCATTAATACATTTAAAAGAAAATAATCGAGGATGGTATGCAATAAGATAAAATTATACAAAGGTGATTGCTTAATTGAAAGTGATAAAATTGAAAGTGGTAGTGTTGATTTAATATTGACTGATTTACCTTATGGAAATATGAATACTGATGGTGGTAGAAAACTTGGTATTAATGGTTGGGATTTATCAATAGAACCTAAAAAGGTTTATGAGATTGCAAACCGAATATTAAGAAAGAACGGTAAAATGATTTTATTTAGTCAAGAACCTTACACAACTAAATTAATAACGGAAGCAATACCAAACATACCCTTTAATTATAGAGCCACTTGGGAAAAGGATAATTTTGCAGTCGCTTTAGGTGTTAAAGTAAATATGGTAAGTTTTACTGAAGATATACTTGTATTTAGCAAAATGCATCAAAAACACGACTTTGAAGGAAAGCACCCACTAAGAGAATACTTTAAAATATTAATGGATTACATAGGCTTAAACCTAAAACAAATAAATACAAAATTAGGACATAGACGAGCTGAGCATACATTTTACATAAACAGCACACAATACAGCTTGTGTACTGAAAAAACTTATTTAGAATTGATTGAGGTGTTTAAAATTGACAAGGTAAATAAGTTTAAAGAGTTTGCAGAATTAAAGCAAATAGACACCGAATATAGAACGGATTTGCTAAAACAAATGAATGAGCAATACCCAAGCACATTTAATTTATGGGAAGGAAATAAATATAAAAGCAATATTTTAAAATACAAAAAGGACTATGACGGACACCACCCAACTCAAAAACCAATTTTATTATTAGAAGATTTAATTAAAACATTTAGCAATGAAAATGATTTAGTAGTAGATTTTACAATGGGTAGCGGTTCAACTGGTGTAGCTTGTAAGAATACAAATAGAAACTTTATTGGCATAGAACAAGACGAGAATTATTTTAACATAGCTGAACAAAGAATAAAAGAAACAGAATATAAATTATTTTAATTTACTATATTTGATTAAGCAAAATTTTTGCATAAATTTTGTTTTGGGAATTGGGGTAGTCGGCGAAAGAGCGTTACCCCTTTTTATTTATAGAGGAAAATAGACCAAATGCTGAGCAAATGCTAAGCAAATGCTGAGCAAATGGGGTTCTATAAGATAAGATAAGATATTTATCTTATTATTAATTTATACTATTTCATAAACTAGCTAATGTTAAATATTAGTTTTAAGACATTATAAATAGTTAATCTATATAAATACACATAAAAAGTATTTAAGTTTCTTAGAATTGATTTAAACACTATCCTCAGCCATTGTGAGTTATTATTTTAGTTGGTGTTTAGTTGTTTAGTATTTTAGTTTAAATTATTTATTTTAGTGTTTTGTTATAATTAATAAATTTGTTATATATACAACTATGGAAATTACAATACCAACAAAGTGGTCAGATGTTACAATAGGAAACTATATTAATCTAAGACCAGTATTAAACTCCAAACTAAACCCTATAGAAAGAGTAGTCAACATTCTAGCAGTCTTAACAGGACAGAAAAGAGATGTAATAAAGAATATTAGTTTAAAACAGTATAAGTCCATAAAAGAGAAAATGAGTTTCTTAGATACTGAATTACCTAATAAACTAAAAGACAAAAGATTTAAGATTGGTGGTCAATGGTATGAGTTTAAAATAGATGCTAAGAAATTGTTATTTGGTGAATACATTAACAGTATGGAAATACTACAAAACGCTAAAGACGATGAGGATGCTATATTCAATAACTTACATCACATTTTAACTACTATTTGTAGACCAGTTAAAAGAACTTTATTTGGTTGGAAACATATTAAAGTAGACAGTGAGATACTTAGAAAGACAGCAGATAACTTTCTAAATAATATGCCAATAACAATAGCTTATCCAATAGGTGTTTTTTTTTACACTCACTCGGAGGTCTTAACAAAAGTTATAAAAACTTGTTTGATGGAGGAAGCAAAGAAGATGACGAAAGAGGCCAAACAGGAACTGGATTTGGTAAACGATGGGGATGGTGGCACACCTTAGACAATTTGACTAATAGTAGGATTGACAAATGGGATGAGATACTTAATTGGGATATAACAAAGGCTTTAAATATTGTAGCTTATTACACAGATAAACAAAAGATGGAACAACAAGTCCACAGAGAAATGAAACAAAAGTATAAACATAGATAGTGGCAGATCAATTAGACATATTTGGTTTTGATGAGAGTCAACTAGAGGAAGTCAAAATAGACAACCCTAACACATTAGCTGAAGTGTTTAACAACATTGCTGCTGATATGGTTTATTGTTTAAAGCAGTCAGTTAAAAAAGAGGGATTAGTTTATAAAGGTAGCTTAGAGCAATCTATTAAAATGCCTGTTAAAATGTTTGGTTTTAGAATGGTGGCTACATTATATCTAGCTGACTACTACGACTATCTTAATCAAGGTGTTAAAGGTATTGGAGGTACTAAAAAGAGTGGACCAAACAAGGGTAAACCCTGGGTAATTAAAGCTCCTAACAGTCCTTATCAATTTAAGAAAGGTCCTAAAGTTAGTCATGTTAAAGCATGGTCTAGGTCTAAGGGACTTAATGAATACGCTGTAAGAAACTCTATTGCTAGAACAGGAATTAAACCTAGATACTTCTTTGATAATTGTATGCAAGAAACTTTCTATGGTGAGGCTTTTAACAAGTTTAAAACAGACATAAGAATAGTGTCAGGTGAAAGAGTAGCAAAAGGATTAAAAGAAATATTAAAAAAATGAGTTTACAAGTAAAACACTTAACGCAACAATATAGAACAGTCTATAATCCTGTAGAGGTTGTATTATATGAAACTACTGGAAGCATTAGAAACTACACAGGATTTGCTTACTTAATTGATGTTAAAGATGGTTCTACTACTTTAGGAAGATTAAAAGTCCCTCCAACTACTAATGGTTTTGGTAGGTTTGATTTATCTGGAATTATGCAAAGCTATATGTCTAGTGATTTAGGAGAATTAAACCCAAGTAATATAGATGTAGTATTTGATAATAGTAATTCGTATAAAGATTTTACTTTGGAGTTTGGTTGGGTTCATTACAATACAGGATCAGCAACTTATGACATTCCACAGACTGTAACATTTCCAGACACTACTACTGGCACTAGCTATGACTTATTAACCTTCAACAGTAGCTTACCTAAATATAGAAGAGATGTAGTTAATTTTTATGATTGGCAATATAATAACTACTATCAAAAATACACTGATAATAACACTACTAGAAAATTCTTGACTAATGGTCCTAATGGTGGAGCTGCAAATAGTCCATACAACCAAAAAGTCATGATAGATGAGCAAGGCTATATATATGCTTTATATGACCACGCTAATGACCCTATAGACACAGTTACTGTTTTAGGTTATAACTCTAGTGGTTCTTTGGTTTCTACTACAGTAATTGACGTTCCTACTATTAGCACATTCAAAAACATTAGAATACCTGTATCACCGTTTACGTTAAACAAAGTAAACCCTAGTAACATATCAAGCGGAAGTCAACCTATAATAAGTTCTAGCGTTTCTTCTTATGCTATTTATTTGTCTAATTTAGAAGTACAAGTAAGTGAAAAATATTATTTCAATATAGATTCAGAGTGTAGGTTCGAAACTAAAAGAATAGAGTTTTTAAATAGTTTAGGCGGTTTTGATTATTTCAACTTTACTAAAGTTTCTAGACATAGCGAAGAAATAGAAAGAAAGTTTTTTCAAACTACTCCTAATGATTTAAGTTCAACTGGTGCTATAGACTATTCTATAGCTAATAGAGAAAAGGTTCAATACTATACAAAGTCAATGCCTAAAATGAAGTTAACTTCTGATTGGGTTGACTGTAATACTTATAATTGGCTACTAGAACTTATTGAAAGTCCAGAGGTTTATTTATTAGATGACTACACAGCACCTAATGGACTATCTAGTGTAAGACGTATTCCAATAAAAAACATTGACGGAAACTGGGAGGAAAAGATTACTAGTGTAGATAAAGTATTTAACTTAGAAGTTAATTTAGAATTAGGAATAGACAACTTTAGACAATCATTTTAAATGGAAGAAAAACTAACAGAATTCGAGAAGATGTTAAAGAATCTTGAAAATAAACCAGTTCCAGAAAGAACCTGTAATATTGACGATGAAAATTGTGAAAGCTGTAGCGGATAATGATTAAGGAAGAATTATATATAAATAATGAAAGTGTCGAGTTATTAGGTTCGTTAAATCCTAATTTAACTTTTAATATTTCTGACATAGCTAAACCAGATAAGAGAAAAGCTGACTTTTCTAAGACTATTAATCTACCAGCTAGTAAAAGAATTAATAAAATCTTTGAACACATATTTAACGTTAATATAGAGTTACAGACTTTTAACCCTAACTTAAGAACTGAAGTAGTTTATTTAGTTAATGGTGAAGTTCAATTAGATGGTTATTTACAGTTAAAATCCGTTAAAAATAAAAACGGTTTTATAAGTTACGATTGTGTAATTATTGGTAGAATAGGAAACTTTTTTACTCAGTTACAAGATCAAGAACTAACTGACTTAGATTTAAGTAGTTTAAATCACACTTACACAAAAGCTAATCAGGTAGCAACCTGGAATCTTCCTTTAACTACCGACTATGTCTACCCAATGATTAACTACGACATTAATTATGCTGGTTTAGTTTTTTCTCCTAATTGGAATGTAACAGACTTTTTCCCAGCTATTAAAGTTAAAAAGTATATTGATGAAATATTTAGTTCTATAGGCTACACTTACACTTCTAGTTTTTTTAGTAGCTCTTATTTCAATACATTAATAATCCCCTTTTCAAGTAAGGATTTTAAACTAACAGAATCAGCTATAAACAATCTTATTTTTAGTTCGTACAATCCAAAATTCTTAACTTCTGGAACTGGTTCTAGTAGTTCTTTTAATGGGGTTTTTGATGACATTACAACTTTCCAAAGTGACACAGTAGTAAATCAGACTGAAAGTTATGATGTTGGAAATGTTTATAATAATAGTACTGGGGTTTTTACTGCTGGTGCAGATGCTTATTATAATCTAAATTCTATGGTGCAAGTTCAAGGGGTTTATAATGCACCGACAGGAACACCAACTAGCGGAACACAATACACGATAGTCTCTGATATACATGGTAAAATAAAACTAAACAAATATAATTCAAGTGGGGGTTTTATATCTACAATAGATGAGCAGTTTTTCGGAATACAAGCAAGCAACACACCAGTAAATCCAGGTGCTACTATAACAACTTCTAGCAGTCCGACAACCTCATCAACTGAATACTATGTAGGCTCTTTAAGTTCTCCAGCTTATGTAGAAATAGATAATATTAACAATACATCAACACCAAATAAGTTTTATGTTAGTGCTAACAATATTTATTTAAATAGTGGCGAACAAGTTAAAGTAGTAGTAGAATATGAGTGTAGAGGAAATGACTTAAAATTATTTAATAATATAAACTTTAATCAAAATCAATCTAATGTATTTTGGAAGGATTCAGGTAATAACCTATATGACGCTAGGTCCTTTGGTTTAAACATATTAAGCAGTTACTTTAATAATGAGTTAGTCAATAGTTCATACATTGAAGGTAGTAGTATAGACATGGTCTCAGCAATACCAGCAAAGGTCAAGCAAAAAGATTTTATTAAGTCTATTATAAATATGTTTAATTTATATGTTCAACCAAATCCAGACAATGAAAAAGATTTAATCATAGAACCTAGAGACGATTTTTATAATAATGATGTAATTGATTGGAGTAGTAAAATAGATAAAAGCAAAGACATAGAGTTTAAGCCTATGGGTGCTTTAAACAGTAAGGAGTATCTATTCACTTATAAAAGGGATAACGACTACTATAATGAATTATACTATAACACTTGGGCTGAAAATTATGGACAAGCTGACTTTACTATAAACAATGACTTTTTAAAAGCAGAACACAAAACAGAATTAATATTCTCAGCTACTCCTAGCGTTGGTCAATCTTGGTATGATAGAGTAATCCCAACAATTATCAAATTTGATGAAAAAGATGGTGTTCAAAGAACTGAAGCTAATATAAGGATTTTACAATGGGGTGGCTTAAAAAGTACAGATCAACAATGGCTTCATGTTGACTCTAGTGGAGACACAATTAAGACTAATTACCCTTATGCTGGAATGTATGACGATCCTTACACACCTACAGAAGATATAGGATTTAACTTAACTAATGAGATATATTGGGCTAATGTGTTTAACAATGTAATAACTTTTAATAATAATAATTTATATAATAAATACTATAAAAAGTTTATTGAAGAAATTACAGACACTAACTCAAAAATAGTAAACGCACATTTCTATCTAACTCCTAGTGATGTTTCAAATTTAAGTTTTAGAAAACAATACTATTTTGAAGGTCAATATTTTAGATTAAATAAAATAGAAAACTACAATCCAATTAATCCAATTACTAAATGTGAGTTTCTTAAAATAAAATCTGCTACAGTTTTTAGTCCTAATACACAGACTTCGCATGGTGGTATACAGACTTTAGGTGGACAAAGGACTCCGACTTTTGCACAAAGTACAGGAACATTAACAAATGGAAATAGTGTAGGTAATCAGGGAGTTAGTGCAATGGGGACTAATAACTATATAAGTGGAACTGTTCAAGCTGCAAGAATAACAGGTTCTAATAATAACATTTTCTCTGGTGCTAGAAATGTTGTAATTCAGGGTAGTGGCAACACAATAGAATCAGGACTACAAAATATTCAATTAATAAACTCTAATAATCAAACTGTAAGAGAGTCTAATTTGATTTATATAAATGATGAGATTCAAGGTAGTGGAAGTTTTGAAACTAGAGACGCTGACTTTATAGCTAGTGAAAACATTAGAACATATTTAATAGACACTCAAGGTGGTAATGTTATAGCTCGGTTTGCTGCTGTGTATGGAACTAGCTTTCCTTACTTTCCGCACATTGGTAAAATATGGACTTTTAAAAAATTACATTCACAACATCAAGCTATAATAGATGCTACTGGATTATCAACCACTATTGACGGTAGTAGCACTTACACACTTAGTAGCAATAACGATAGCGTTACAATGATGTGGGATGGTCAACAATTTAATATAATATAAAATGGCAGAAAAAGTAGCTTTAGAAATAGACATAAACGCAAAGGGTGCTACAACTTCTCTAGGACAACTAGAACAAGAAGCAGAGAGATTAAATGAAGAACTAAGAAAAGTGCCTTTAGGATCGAAAGCGTTTAAAGATTTAAAACAAGAGTTAGTAGGTGTTAACAAAGAAATTAAAAACACTGAGCTATCTATGGAGGCTTTAGATAATGAACAGGTAGCTAGTGAGCTTGGTTCTGTTGCTGGTGCTGTTGGTGACGTTTCTGCTGCTTTTATTCTACTAGGTGGTGGAGGTGGTGCTATTGAAGACACTGTAAGAAACATAGAAAAAGCTATAGGTGTTTCTATGGCTTTTAAAGGTGCTATTGAGGGGACTCAATCAGCTATGAAGTTATTCAATAATGTTATTAAAAACTCTACAGCGTTTCAGAAAATTAATAGTGCTGCTACTGTTCTAGCTACTGGAATAATGGCTTTATTTGGTCAGTCTGTTGTAGTAACTTCTGCTTCTTTTAAAATTTTAAGAGGTGCAATAATAGCTACTGGGATTGGTGCTTTAGCTGTTGGGGTTGGTTTATTAATTGCTAATTTTGATAAGATTAAAAACTCTATAATGGGGATTAGTGATGCTAGTAAAGACTTACAAGAAACTACTAAAGCAACTACAGAACTAAATAAGAAAAACCTAGAAACTTTAAACAACCAAGAAAACATCTTAAAGCTACAAGGTAAGACAGAGCGTGAAATTTTAACAATGAAAATTGAAGGACAGAAAAAAGTTGTTCAATCAATTAAAAACGAATTGCTAGCACAAAAAGTAGTAAACAAAGAAAAGGAAGAGGGTAGCAAAAGAAATCAGAGAATACTACAGTTTACTTTAAAATTATTAGCAGCAGCACCATTAGCCTTAATTAAAGTTATTGACTTTGTAGGTGAGGGCATAGAAAAAGTTGTAAACTCAATTACACAGACAGCTGTTGGAAGAAGGGTTTTTGGTTTAGAGCCTATAGATGTTGATTTTGGTTTATCTGAAAAAGCAAATAAGTTACTCGAAAAAGCGTCTACTTTAGTTTTTGATCCATCAGAAACAGAGGAGCAAGGTAAGGAAGATTTAAAGAAACTAGAAGAGGAGTTGTTAAAACAAGAAAACGCTTTAGCTGGTTTTCAGTTGAGAGTTATTGACATGGATAAAAAGGTAGCAAATGAAAAAGCTAAAAACGCTGCTAAAACTGTAACCCATCAAAATAAAGTAAATGACTCTTTACTAAAAGAATTAGACACTAAAGAGAAGCTATTTAATATAGAAGATGAAGAGGAAGAGCCAGAGTTTGAAACAGACTTTTTAGAAGAAACAGCGGAAGCTAGTAGGTTAAAAACTGAAACTAAAATAAAAGCTATTGAAGATGAGATAGAAAGAGAGAAGCAGTTAAGACTTCAACAGTTGGCTTGGGATGAAGAGCAAGCTATTCAAAAAGCTATTTTAGATGGTACTTATGTAGATCAAAAGTTAGCACTTGAAACTGACTTCCAAAGACAAAGACAAGAAATAATAGCAGACGCTGACCAAAAGATATTAGAAAAACAACAAGCACTAGAAGCAGCTAAAATAGATTTGGCTGTAAGGGGTATAGGAGCTTTAATGAATTTAACTTCTGCTTTTGCTAAAGACAATGAAAAGAGTCAAAGAAAGGCATTTGAAATAAATAAGAAACTACAAATAGCTCAAGCTATTATGCAGACTTATCAAGGTGCAAACGCTATTTTTGCTAGTGCTGCCGCTAATCCTGGAACTGTACTTTTTCCAGCACAACCATTCATAGCTGCTGGAATTGCTATAGTCAATGGATTGGCTAACGTTGCTAATATATCTAAACAACAATTTCAGTCTAGTAGTGCTGGCGGTGGTGGTGTTGATACGCCTAATTTTGCAACAGGCGGTGGAGCAACTCCTCCAACATTACAACCAGCTAATACTAGTACATTAGTACCACAAAACCAAACACAAGTTTTTGTCACTGAGACAGACATAACTAACACACAAAACCAAGTTTCTGTAATTCAAGGACAGGCAACATATTAAATAAAAAAACAATGGAAAATAAAACAGATTTACTAGAATTAATAATAGACGAAGAGGATGAAAGCGGAGTGGACTACATAGCATTAGTTGACAGTCCAGCGATTATGAGTAATTGGCAAGCGTTCCAAAAACATGAGTTTGAAGAAACTTTTAACGATTATCCAGAATCAGCCTCTAACAATGCTAAGAAAGCTATAAAGTATAAAGAAGAAAACGGTTCAGATTGTGGAACTAAAGTTGGTTGGACTAGAGCTAGGCAGTTAGCTAATAAAGATAATATTAGTTGGGAAACTATAGGTAGAATGGCCAGCTTTAACAGACATCAACAACATAAAGATGTGCCTTACAGTGAGGGTTGTGGTGGTTTGATGTGGGATGCTTGGGGAGGGACTTCTGGTGTTAATTGGGCAATCAATAAAATGAAAACCAAAGACAAATATAAAAGAGCTTTTAAGATTCAAGATAAAGAGAAAAGAATTGTTAGCGGTTATTTTATGAAAGCTGATCTGCCTATCATTAGACTAAATGACGAAAACGAAAAATATTATGTAGTCTTTAGAAAACCTACTATAGAAAAAATAGTAAATAAATTCTTTAAGAATAATTACAATTCTAATATTAATTTAATGCACGACATAGACTATAAAGATAATGGGGTTTATGTTATTGAGTCATTAATCATAGATAGTAAAAGAGGGATAAAAGCTCCTAAAGGATTTGAAAACGCTCCAGATGGTTCATGGTGGGGATCAATGAGGGTAGAGAATGACGAAGTTTGGCAGATGGTTCTAGATGGTACTTTTAAAGGTTTTTCTGTAGAGGGAATATTTGGAGAAGCTAAAGCTACTAAATACCCAATAAGTTTAGTTAACAAAATTATATCAGTAGTTAGAAAATACAAAGAAAAACATTTGTAATTGTTAAACTATAATTATTTTGTTATATATATAATAGTATAAATTAATATATGTTATGAGTGAATTAAAAGAGTTATTCAATGAGATTAAAAGCATTTTTAAAACTGAAGGTGTTGACATTGAAAACGATTCTAAGGAATTTGCTGAAACTACTGAAAACAACGTGGAAGAATCTACCGAAACTGTAAAGGAAAAATTTGAGGATGTTGTACTGGCTGACGGTACAGTTGCTCAAGTTGAGCCTGAAGTGGTTGTAGGTGCTGCTGTAGTTGTTGACGTGGATGGTGAACTTTTGCCAGCTCCAGACGGTAAACATGAATTATCTGACGGTAGAATTATTTCTACTGAAGGTGGTGTCATTGTTGAAGTTGAGGAAGTTGAAGAAGAAGCTGAACCAGAAGTAGAAGCAGAATCTGTAGAAGAGGAAGAAATGTCTAGTCCTTTAAGTGAGGCTCAAGAAAGAGAAGCTAAAAAGATTATAGAGTCGATTGTAACTGAAAAAGTTTTCGGAATGGAAACAACAATTTCAGAAGAAAACAACGAACTAAAAAAAGAAATAAATAATCTTAAGGAGTCTTTTTCTATGTTGTTAAACTTAACAGAGAAAATGTTACAAGAGCCAACTAAAGACGAGGTAGTCAAAAGACCTTCTAGCTTTAAGGCTTTAAAAAAAGAAAGTAAAAAAGATATTATAAGTATCTTAAAAAATAAAAATATAATAAAATAAAAATTAAATTATGAGTTTTGATGTTTCGGCTTTAGCCGCATATACCGAACAAAATGCAATGGACTTAATTATTAAGTCTGTAGCTGGTGGTAGACTTTCAGAATACGCTAATATACAAGATGGCGTGAAAGGACCTACTACAATTAATATCCTTTCTAGTGATGTTGTTTTTCAAGCTGATGGATGTTCTAGGAGTGCAAGTGGTTCAACTACTTTGTCACAAAGAACTATCAATCCTGGAGCTGTTGCAATACACGAAGATTTATGCATGACTGACCTAGCTGCTAAATATACAGCAGTTATGTTAAAACAAGGATTAACTAACGAAAAAGAAGAGATTCCTTTTGAAGAGTTATATTTTACAGAAAAAGTTTCTAAGTTACAAAAAGCTATTGAGGTAGCTGATTGGCAAGGTGACACAACTTCTGGAAGTGCTAACCTTTCTAAGTATGATGGTCTTAATAAAATTATAGCTGCTGCTACTGCTATTGATGGTAACCCAACGGCTATCACTCAGGCAACTGGTATCACTAACGCTAATGTAATCGGCATCCTAACAGGAATGGCTGAATTAATGAGCGAAGATATAATGGACGCAGACGATTTAAAATTGTTTGTCGGAATGGATACTTTCTTAAAGTACCAAAAAGCTATCGCTGATGGAAATTACTTTCACTATGTTGTAGAAGGTGGATTTACTTCTGAGCTTCCTTTAATCGGATTCCCTAATGTTACTGTTTGTGCAACTCCTGGACTATCAGGTTTAGCTACTGGTAACTGTTACTTGATGAGAGCGTCTAACATTTATGTAGGTGTTGACTTACCAGGTGAAGAGTCTAACGATGTTAGAAGTTGGTTCGATCTTAATGACAGAATTTATAAAGTTACTATGGCATTCAGAAGAGGTGTAAATGTTGCATTTCCTGACCAAGTTGTAGAATTTTTATTAGCCTAAATTTAATGGGGGTTTAATTACCCCCTTTTTAATAACTGTTAGCTGAAACGCTAACTAACTGAAAATAATTAATTATGTCATGTGTATTAAGTAACGGACAGGCGAGAGATTGCTCAGATAGTCTAGGCGGAATTGTAGAAGTATTAATCTCAGAAAGAGACAATATCACTGCATTTACTGAAGCTAGTGGAGACATCTCAGCTATTACGCAATCAGGTGCAACTAATTTCTATAGATATGAGTTAAAGAAAGAGTCAGGTAGTTTGACATCTACAGCAACTGTAGACCAAGCTGGTGGGACTTCTTTTTATGACAATGTAGTAGCTTTCACTATTAATAAAATGAGTGCTGCTAAATCTAACCAAATTAAGATGCTTATGCTTGCGAGATTATTCGTAATTGTTCGTGATAACAATAACGCTTATTGGGCGTTGGGTGCTGATAATTTCTGTGAAGGTTCGTCTTTAGTTGGACAAACTGGTCAGGCTTATGGTGATCCAAACCAATACCAAATAGAATTAACTGACAAAAGTCAGTTCCCATGTTACGGGGTACAGTCATCTGTAGTGGCTGGTTTGACAATTAGTGCTTAATTGTTCTTTGTTGTATGAAAGGGGGGTAGGTAAACTGTCCCCTTTTTTTAGTAAATTTGAATTATGTTAAAAAAAGAATATATAGGAAAAACAGTTCACTTAAAACATTTTAAAGTTTTAGTAAGTGAAGAGAATATCCCAACTCTTAAGAAACTTGAGATTGATTGGGTTTTTGAAACAAAGAAAAAAAAGAAAAATGATAGTGATAAATAAGAATACTACAACTAATTTTGTAGCAACCTTATTTGAATTGAGTCAACTAACTAACCCAGATTATTTATTTGAGTTTGAGAGTGACCAAACAAAAACTAAATACTATACTATCATAGCAGACATAAGCACTAATAAATTAAGATATAATGAATTTAACTTTGTAGAGGGTGTTGACAACCCTACAAGTGGAAGTCTAGACTTAGGATCTCCAGGCTTTTACAACTACAAAGTATTTGAACAAAACAGCACAACAAACCTAGATACAACAGGACTAAACGAAGTAGAACAAGGAAAGATGAAATTAATAGACTCAACTTATCAACCGTCTTTTACAGAACATTCAGTTTCACCAACTACTAACGTAGTATATAACCCAGCACAATGAGCGTAAAACTAATTCCTTTAAACTTCGGAGGGTATGAATTACCTGAGTTCAAAGAATCTAAGAAAGGTGACTGGTTCGAATACGGAACAGATAGACCTTATAAAAATACTTATCCAGATTATTTAACTAAGCTCTATAATGAGTCTAGCAAACATAACCAAATAATTAATTCTAAAGTTAAATTTATTGTAGGTCAAGGGTTTGTAGTAGATGAAAAATTAACATTTACTGAAAAAGCCTATGTAGATGGGTTTATAAGAATGCCTAACGACTCTGAAAACCTAGACGATTTAATAGGTAAACTAGCTAAAGACAAAAAGGTTTATGGGGGTTTTTGTGCTCAAGTTAGAATGGCTAAAAATAATAAGATTGCTGCTGTTAACCACATAGATTTTGCTGATGTTAGAACAGGTGTTGACAATGATTTGTTTTACTATACAGAAGATTGGTCTGCTAGAAACCCAAAAAATAATGATGACTTTAAGGTATTACAAGCGTTTCCATATAATGAAGATGCTAGACCTGATGTTGACTATGTTATCTACTATAAAGAATACAGACCAGACTTAGGAGCTTACCCACTTCC